TTAGCACGTAACTCGCCTTTTCAGATGTAGCTGATGGACTGCTTGCAGAATGTTTCTCTGCATTCTCTCCACCCCGATTGCCGTATCCAATGTAAGTACCGATCGTCGCGAAGCTTGGGCAAGGGACAGATAGGCTTCCTGCACCTTGAGCAGCATGGCGTTATTCGCATCTACTTCGGTTCGCAGAAAAAAGGTTGCGTCGGGTCGCTTCGTCAAATCACTCATCGTGGAATACCAGGAAAGAGGAGTATCCTTTATATAGAAGTAGTAATAATTGGACAGTTCGTAATGATCAATGATGATAAAATCAACGTTCTCCTTCGAAAGCCTCGCCATTTCTCGTTGATAGTCCAGAAAATCCGCTTCAAAAAGCTTTCCTACCGCTTTCTCATCCAGCTCAATTTCGCAGCGAAGCCACATGCCAATGACTGCTCCAATTGGAGTATCTAAACGCGGAAACGATACTCTTTTCACTTTATATCCGAGGCATCTCAAATTTTCTTCTAGTAACGCCGCTTGGGCTTCCTTCGCATTGGCGTCAATTCCTTCGAAAGCGACAATCGTGGGCTGTCTCATGGCACTACATCGTCTCCTCATTTGTCGAGATTTCCTCTGCTGCTTCACGAAGCTTTTTCTCTGCTTCCAGCTCAGCCGCCTGAGTAGCCAGATGATCTGCTAGCATTTGTTCGAATTCTTCCTTTGTAATCTCATAAATCTCGGAATGGAGTCGGTTCACCGTGTATCCCATACCGTCGGTCAGTAAAAAGTTTGTGTAGGTCAACGGCTCCTCACGAAACTCCTGCTTTTCGTAATCGAAAGCAATGAGTGCTTTTTCAATGCCCGCTACGCAACCGCCGAACCAGATATTTACCTCTTCTTCTCCACCCTCGGCTGTAGGTGTTGTATGCATATTGGTCGGAACGTGTACATATTTTCCAATGACCTGATGGGAGAGCTCCTCGGTCAATTCCTCATTCATCTTTTTCAACAAAACTGCCATGCTGGATCATTCCTTTTCATCGATTATTTGTGTATGTCTACAGCTCACCGTACTGCTTCAAAATCGCCTTGATGATTTGACACACTCTTTCCTTGCTGATATTGAATCTCTGGCCAATTTCCTCGTGGTAATAGCCTTCACTTCTCATCTGGAGAATCAGCTTGTCTCGCGTGGACAGCTTCATATACTCCATGATGTCGATCATCATCTCTACTTCCTCATAGCGAAACTCCTCACTCGGAGAAGCAATACGACTGATCATCGTTTCCTCTTCATTCTCATCTCCACCAGAGACAAGAACTGCATTACTGTTTGTCAGGTTTTTTTGCGTGCCGGCTTTCCGCAAGCAGTCGCGAATTTTATTCGTAATCACATGATCGACAAAGGTAGTCACTCTGGCTTTTTCCTGGTCGTAATCCTTCATCGTGCGATACACCTTTAAGAGAACCTCCTGAACGACATCATCATGGGTCATTCCAGCAAACGTCATTCCGGTCAGCTTGGCTTCACAGTTTTCTTTTGCCTTCTGCAAAAAATCATCGACTTTCCCTGCGAAAAATAACTCGTCCATTTGGTGAAGTTGATCTGTCATGTACTTCATCCCTCCTCATGCTCCTATTCACAGTTGCTCTATCACACTAGGTAATGGGAGGAGGGATTTAGCAACCAGCTTTCAAAATTTTTTTCGGACAAGTTTGCAAGGTACCAGCCGTGAATACTTTTCCATTCAAAGTCTTCCAGGAAGCACACTGACGCTTAAGGTACCACTGGCAATCGCGGCAAATGTCATGAACCACACAACCACAAGTCATGGGTACGACATCCTGTTCCTTTGCTGACATCACGATGTCGTTGACTGTGATTTTCTTTTGGCAGGCTTTTTCATAATCACATCCCTGACAGGCCATGCTACCCACCGATCCTGACAATCCCGATTCCTTTTAGGGACTCAGGATTTACTTGAACATGCTCGCGAAAGAACTCTTCCAAAACAGCTATGGGGGTGTCTTGGGTCGACGTATATTTCATGACCTGCACCTGCTCTCCATCTGCCGAAAAACTAATCTGATAGTACATGGTTTCTCCCCTCCTTTTGCCTCTTGTCGAATCTATACGAAGCGATTTGCGATGCATTAAGCGGATTTTGAAATAAAAAAAACCAGCCGTTTATTCCAGCTGGTCCTCTACGTATAATTCCTCTATCATTTCCTCTGTTATCTTCATCTTCCCAAATTCCTGGCAAACTTTTTGAAATCCAAACAGCAGGGAGTCATTTTCTGTGAAAACCTCGTTCAGGTCCATTCCCACCATGCCAAGCGCGTCACTGAGCTCCTCCCAGCCTTCGCGATCGATATCCTCTCCTAGTAGAAATTCAGCTAATGCAGCAATAATTACGACATACAATACGGCTTTTTTGGAATCTCTCATTCTTATCCCCCTCAATTCTTATTCGTTTGAGATAGAATAGACAGTTTCGAATGAGTTTTCTCCCTTTAAAAAGAAAAAGCCCGCTGTAAACGGGCCTACTTTACATCTGAGATGATTTTTTGAATCAAACTTTCATCAATCAAATGGCTGGCTACTGTCAATGCCTTTGCCATTCGCTCCTTATCTCCATCAAAAACCTCGTGGATAATGTGACGCACACTTTCTTCATTCAGCATGAAGTTCTTGGCCATCGCCATAATCCCAACAACAGCTTCATGGTCCTTGAGCGCCTTCGTAGAAACTTTTTCCTTCGTTTGTTGAATGATGATTTGTATCCTATCACTTCGCAATGTTATGACCTCCTGGCTTATTGACGACCGAATATGTATTCCAAGGGAGACATCTTCCTCATCTGTCTAACCTATGAACGTAGAAGGAGCACATTTTGTTCCCAAAATTCTCAGCAAAAGGGGGTGAATCATTCGTGGTTGTCGACCTCTATCATCATCTCTATGAATTACTGTCTACAGATAGCCAGTTGCTCGCATTACTCGGAATTGCTCCAGAAGACAAGGACTCCCTATCCAAGCAGATTATCAAACGAAGAAAGCTCGCCGAGCTATCTGATGTTACGAAGCCTCTCCTTTCCTTCTACGCAACTTCCGGAAAGCGCGACACCGATAATCCCCTCCTTCTCACCAGCTTTTTCCGATTGGATGTGATCACGCCTGGTGATGTCGAGCTGGCGCATCAGATCACGAACCATCTTTTCCATCTCTTAAACGGCAAAAGCTTATCGATGAATGGAATAGAAGGATTGGACACGTATGTTGTCTCCCAGCAGGAATCCGATACCGGCCATTCCTCTGCGTACTGCTTCACACTGATCACGAAGTTTACTTTGCAAGTTTGTTAGACATTTCAAAACCCCGTCTATCCTATGACAAGCTGATCGCGGTTCCCTTTCCACACGATTCAGCAACAGCACCCAAATCCCCTATCTAGAAGGAGTGACTTTCATTGTCTAAAAAAATGATTATCAAAGGTGTCGGTCAATTTCTTGCCAAACGCGCTTCCAAAGATGGAAATGGCGTCGAAGTCATTACGCTTGGTAATATGCAGGATCTGAAAATTGACATGAATGTTGAAATGGAGGATATCTTTGGCGGCGATGGACTCTTCGCCATTGACACTCTCGTCAAATCCAAAAGCATTGAGATTACCGCAACGGATGCCAAATTTGATCTGGCCGCACTTGAGCTCATGATGGGCTCCAAGCTGCAAGAGCAAAAGAGCGACTATGTCTATGTGCTGGGTGAGCAGAAAGCAATCACTGCTGGCAGCCTTGATCGTTCTGCATCCACTGGCGACGCTGGTGTGTGTGAAGTCGACTTTGGCGGTACCCTCTTCAACGGCGGCGGATTTGCTGTTCGTCTGAAAAATAGCAATCGCCTGTTGAAGCAAGTTAGCTTGAGCACGTCTGCTGCGCCAAAAGCTGACGAATTCATGGTGGATACTTTCAAAGATGGCGGCGAAGATAAAACGCGTCTCATCTTCTCTCCTGCCCTGATCAATGAAGATGTGGTCTTCAACTATCAGCGAACCGAAACCGTAGACGTGGTCGATATTTTGATGGATGAAGTTCCATTCCCGGTTCATGTCGTCCATCACGGCTCCTTCCTCCAAAAAGACGGAACCTATGCAGGCATTGAAACTGAGCTGTTCTCCTGCATGGCAAAAGGCAGCTTCTCGATCGATGCGGCCCGCTCCACAGCCAGCACTTCCGCTATTTCCTTGTCCGTTATTGATCCAGAGCGAGCAGATGGCAAGCTAGGCAGTGTGAAACGCTTCGTATCGACCAAAAAAGTGTAAACCTTTCGAGGTTAATCAGGCTGAGTGGAGAGCTCCGTGCTCTTCGCTCTTGCCTTGCTTTTCTCAAAGGGAGTAACTTACAACGAATCATAGCGAACGACAACTCATTTTAGCAAGTAAATATATGTTTCAAGGAGGGATTCTTTCGTGCTAAACCAACAAGAAGATCTGGAAAAAAAACACGCAGAGATGATGAACCAGGAAGCTGTAGAGCGCATCAAAAAACAGCAGGAGGCTGATCTGGTCGAAGCTATTTTCTTTGAAGATGATAGTGAAATCATGTTGCGTGATGGCAAAACTTACCGGATTCCGCCTGTGACCTTAAAAGACGCCCGCATCCTGATGAAGAAGCTAGGAACCGTCCATATCGACGCGATTATCCTTAATTTTCTCCCCTACGAAAACAAGGAAGAAGATTTGTTCGATATCCTGCTTCTAGGCTTTCGCAACTACCCTGCGGTTACTCGTGAGTACTTGGATGAACATTGTGATTTGGAGACGGCCAAAAAGCTTATTAACCTTCTCATTGGTCTAAACGGCTTAAAAAAGTAGAGAGTGGCGAGGGTGACAGTTCCACCATTCGCGATATGGAATCTGGTGAGCCACTTGATTGGGGCGACCTATTTTTTCATCTCCATAAGGACTGTGGTTTGAAGAAATGGGATATTTGGGAGTACACCCTTCCCCAAGTAGCAGAATTAATGAAGAGAGTGAACAAATACATTCAATTTGAGGTAGAGACACGCATGGGTTTTCCTTTTTGGAGAAGAAAGGGAACGAATTCTGTCGACAGCTCTCCCCGTGCATCTAGCTCACAAGACTATCAGGAAATTTCCGAAGACGATATTGCCGTACTTGGCAAAGTGTTAGGTGGTCTATAACCCGTTTCTGTCTATTCTAAGACCAGAACGGGATTTTTCTTTTGAGGAAGGTGATATTCATGGAAACCCAACGCTTGACCGATGCCCTCCGCTCTCTAACGAGTACTGTACGAAATTCAGTAGAACAGTCGGCATCCCCATTTCGTCCCCAACAAGCTGCACCATTTTTTCAAGCACTGCATCAGCAACTGTATGAACTACGCCAAATGATACGGGACATTGAGTCGAAGCCGCTCAGCATTTCCCGTAAGTACGCGTCTCAGCCTGTTTCCCATGCTGCTCCTGCTTCCCGATTGTCCGTAAGTACAGGCGAAGTCATTACCCCATTTCGCTTTGTGACTTTTCCTGATGCTCCCGTTAAAAGAACGGAAAAGTCCTACGGCACGAGAAGCACCCTCCATTCACAAGCTTGGGAAAAGGCTGCCGTAGATGTGTTGCGAAACATGATGAGCAGCGGCCTTCACACGCTGATCACCTCGATGGATATCGAAAATTGGGAGTCAGCGAAATCTTTGAACCGCCTGTTAAAGAAGGCAGAGCGTAATTTTTTATTCAAAGACACAAACATGATGGATTTGGCGCAGGCACGCGTTTCTGGACGAACGACGGATCAAAAACAAGTGGAAGAAGAAGCCCATGGTTTGCGCGAATACTTGCGATCGGGAGTCAAACAAGACCTGCGGGATATCGCGCTAACGCATGCCGTCAGCCTTGAAGAAGTAACCAGAGCCTACTATACGTCTTCCCGCCAATCCAATGACCCGCATGTAACTGTAGCCGATATTCGGGAGAAAGCAGCTCTGTTACCAGATGGCCCTCTCGCTCCCCAAAAACGGATGCAAGCCCTCTGGCAGACAGCATCCCTAGAAGCATTCGATCTTTTTAAAAATCAGCCCGGCAGCTTTCCTACGCTTTTGATCCACCTACTTCAGCGCATGCGAGAAAGCCAGAACCAATTATCGCTCGCTGTGCGTCTGTTGAAAAATGCTGCGGATCAATACGGAGGAAAAGCCTCCTACGTCAAAGCTCAGCGCAATCTTTATGAAGGAAGTGAGCAGCGAAGACAAGAGCGTGTTACCGCACTGCTTGGTCAATCCTCTTCTCCCTTTACACAAGAGGCGCTGGAGATCCAGTCCTGGCAATTGCAAAATCTGTCTTCCTATCAGGCTGCCCGCACTCGATTGATTCGTAACAGGCTAGAACAGAAAAGGGTACAAGAGCTGTATCCGTACAATGATCGATTGTTAAAGGCATTGATTGCGGAAGAGAAAAAACTTCTTGAACAGTTGCATTTGCTCAGACGAAAGATGCGCGACGTAGAGCGTCAGGCACATTTGCTCACCAGCCGAATCCTTTTGGTCCAGCGCGCATTTGGGGGATTGCAGAGCACGATTACCACCTTGATTCCTTCCGTCTCTTCGCTGGATGAGAAGCTGCGTGCCCTTGCTGATACGTCTATCACAACCGACCAGCAGATCACGGACATGACAAGCGATTTGAAGCAGCAGGAGGAACAACTCCAGAAAACACGGGAAGCCTTGAACGAATTGACAGAAGCACTGTCCACGGCTATACCCAAACCTCCGACTGCCGCAGCGGGTTCTCAGGCCGCTCCCTCAGCTACAGCCGCAAGCAGTTCATCCTCTACCGCTAGCAGACTCGCTCCTGTTGCTGCTCTCCTTTTTGACGAATTATCTGGTGATTTCAAGACGAAGATACGGGACAAGATGTTTAAAGGCAAAAAGAAGGAGGATAAGAAAGAAGCTGACTCTGACTCCGACTCTGACTCTGACTCCGACTCTGACTCCGACTCTGACTCTGAAACCGATTCTGAACCTAAACCTAAATCCGAATCTAAACCGAAACCTAAATCTGCCGAAAAAACGAGCGATACGGATGAGACAGACTCCACTCCAAAAGGCCCATCCAAAGCAGGCAAAGCTGCTTCAACGTCTGTTGATGATGCAGCCAAGAGTGTACCAGCATGGCGAAAAGGATTAAAAAATGCTGGGAAATTTTTAAAAGGCGCAGGTGTCTTAGGTGCTGGTTTAACGGCGCTCACGTTCTTGGATACTTTTAACAAAGATTGGTTACAGCCTTTGTTTATGTCCGACACCCAGCGACAAAGCAGGGTCTTGGATAACCAAAAAAACCTCGCGGCTGACATCATGAATATTGACAAAATGCCTCCTGTTTTAAAGGCTATGGGTTATATATCAACAGCTTTTAATGCTGTTACAGATAGTGCGATCAACCTCATGGGTGGCACTGCTCCTTCATGGAGCGATTACTCGAAAGCCTTGCAAGCCGGTGATAAATACGACGGTGCTAGGCTCAAAGAAGAGTTAAATAAAACGCTTCAGCTAGACGAGAAAGAAGCTGACCTTGAATTCGAAAAAACGAAATCCGATAAGAAAAAGCTGGAGGAGAAAGATAAGAACTCTAAGCTTATCGATATCGATGGCGACGGCTCCAAGTTGGACAATACCCCCATTACTTCATGGAAAGAGGTTAAAACACTCGACCTTGGCAAGGAAGTAGTTGGTTATCATCTGGAAAAACTCGACTATAATGACAGAAATCTCAAAGCCAAATATGAACTAGAAAAGAGCAAACTTTTGTCCGAGGGCAAAACAGAGGATTCCCAGGAAATTCTAGACTTATTTGCAAAGTACCAAGATGATAGAAGAGCAAATAACAGAACAATTCGTTTTTTACTGGAAAGCCTCATCAAGAATATTCCTGACAATAGCGACGCCAACCTAGTAGGACAATTTACACTTGCGGGCTTAGATGCTTCTTATGAACAAATTAACCTCGATAAAACCAACCATACAGCCGGTACCAAAATTGAATCTGCGATGAGCAAAGTGAGCTCTGACCTGGCAAATAAAGAGCATCAGTATTACATTGACCGAAGCGAAGCACTCTTAGCTGGTCACAGTGCCAATTCTGAAGTCATTAAGAACCTCGAGGAAGAATATTTACGCAGTACTATTGAGTCGTTAGATGCAGGGAATTCTGACATGGATCGTCTTTTGGCCGAGTACCAAAACAACGAGACATTCAAGAAAAGCATCGAAGACTTTAAAAAAGGCCTCGAAAAAGCCAAATACGACAATCTCGTATCCCTGAATATGTCCAAGCGGCCCACCAAAGGAACCTTCAACATGCCTGACGGCTTGCAGCCTCTTACCTACTGGGGCATGCAAACGGCAAATGCAACACATAGCACCTACGACCTTACTTATGGTGGCAACAGCAATGTGAACATTACCATCGCCAACATGAGCGGAACCGAAGCTGACCTACAGCGCATCGGCTCGACCGTCAGCGAAGCCATTCGCAGTACACAAGCAAGCCTTTCCACCGAATTGAGCCAACAAGTACGCTCCGGCATCGCCACGAGCTACACGAGATTGTAAGGAGGTACAACGATGACCCAACAATATGCCTTTGGCACTGCCAATCAGCGCTACAAAAAAAAGCTGTTCGTCGATACAGGCTTCGAGTTCATGGAAGTAAACGCCCGTCTCATCGAGCCCTATTCTCCGCCGAGCCCCCAGCCATCCTTGCGTGAAATCAAAATCATCAACGCTCCCTCGCACATCCACCACTCCGGCTTTAGCAGCTACCAATGTTCATTGACCTTGCTTTTTCCAGATAAAGAATCGTATAACCAGTACTTGAGCTACGCAGGCTGGACCCACAAGTTTTACGATGAAAAGGGCAGCATCTTCCTTGGAAGTGCAGAATCCATCACCCCCCATGTGCTTGAGGCAGGACGGCGCTACAGCGTAACCGTCGACCTGATCCTTATCAAAAAAGACTCGATCGAACGCGAATCTCGCTTCCAGTTTCAAGATATTGAAGGGCATTGGGCGCAGAAAAACATCGAGGAAATGGCCGACCTTGGGCTAATCACGGTCATTACCAGAGATGGGAAGCCCGTCATTTACTTCCGCCCCAATGATTTTGTGACGCGCGCCGAATTTATTGCTTTTTTGAATCGGACAAGGCGGCTGGTAGAGCGGATGATTCGGGAATAGCTGAGGCTGTTCCGCGTTTCTGTCTACTCTATATAGGAGGTGATGAAAATGATCAGCTGGGCTGATGTGAATGAAAAAGACTGGTTTTTTAATGAAGTAATGGAGGCCAGCAATTATTTGATGGCTGACGGAGAACCGTTCATTCAAGGAATTGCTTATGGCTCCTTTGAAAGCAATGCTCCTTACTTGTATGAGGAGCAGAAGGGCTCCACCGGACAAAAAGTATTTACGCTCGCAGCCAAATTGACACCAAGTGCGGATAACCCCCTCTTTGTCTATATTGACGGCACGCAAACCCTTTTCAAAGAAATTCGGCCGAATCAAACAGACCCGAACAAAACGGACGTCGAGCTGTATTACGCACCATCTGCCAACTCAGTCGTCGCTTTTTCCAGCTTCGGTAAGCCTGCCTTAGACCGTTTTGGCAAACCCATTCCCCCCAACTCCTCTTCCTTTGCTTACCCGAACAAACGCCTCGATAACGGAGACACGTATTTCTACAATCCGTTCAGCCGCCAATTCAACGAGTATTTGTACGCATATGGACGCTCCTTCAAGCGGATTGATGTGCCAGAAGAGGAATGGAAATCGACACCTGCCCAAGATCTCGCCAAAAAATATATCGGACTCAAGCAAGACGTCTACATGGTTAGTCCTGCTCCCGGAGCCACGATTTATCTTCCTTACAATCTAAACGGCGTACAGTTGCGCTTCATCTACAACAGCTACGAAAACGGCGCTCTGTTTATGCGAGGCGGATATTTTTCGGTGAAAAGCCCTGGCGTATGGCGAAACGACCGCTTCTTTCCCAACGCCTACATCAATCGGGCAGAGGCTTTTCTGCTCATTGACCGGCTTCGGCGCTCTTTTTACCAACGCTTCACGGATTCACAACCTCCCACACAGCGGCTGGATGAATCCCACACGGCATACGAGGGGCAACGTGTTTTTCGCCTGAACGGTACCTATCCCGCGGGTAAAAAGCTGCTTGCCGTCAAAGTGGATGGGAAAGTGGTGAGCAGTTCCGACTATCAAGAATTTGATGATCATACGGTACTGTTCAACATGCCGCTTACGGCAGGTAAAAACGTTCATTTCTTCTATGTCAAAGAGATGAGCACCCGCTTTGAAGATGTCGGGCGTGAAAAATATATGTACAACAGCAATACCGGGGAAAAAATTGCGCTAAACGGTGGGATGGCAGGCAGCAAGCCTTCATGGTGGGCACCATCCGTCCTCTCTATGGAAGACGAGCGGTTTGGCAACGGAGATTACTTGATCGAAGGAATTGCGATCAACAATTTCGTCGATGGAGCGGCTGTCGTCAACCATATGTACGAGGTATCGTCATCCAATGCGGAAGAGAAAGAAAAATGGTTCATGCCTTACTCGCTACTAACCCGGGCACAGGCCGTCTCTTTTTTGAATCGCTTTCGAAAATGGTCCCTGGAACGGTTTAAATAGGAGGTGTTTTCATGCAAACGATGTCCAATGATCTGCGCAGAATTCTCTCCGAAAGACTCAAACTCGGAGAATTATCGAAGCCCGCTTGCCGCGTCGAGGTAGATCGACTCGTCTTCGTGCCGGGCCGTACCGAAGAACTCGATTTCATTATGAGTGATCCGCGAGAAGAGAAAACGCTGACCCGCACCATCATTCAAGATGGTTCAGGAGAGGGAGGAACTGCTCTATCCAAGATTCCTTTTGTCTTTCCCGTAGAGGGCAAAAGCATCCGAGATATTACAGCCTATATGGGCGACAATCGCAACCACAAAGGGATCGATATCGCTTGTCCAGTCGGCACGCCTATCAAAGCTGCCTGGGCTGGCAAAGTAAAAAAAGTGACCGTGTCTGAAAAATATACGAGCTTTGGCTTTCGCGTAGAAATTCAGCATGCGGATGGCATATGGACCCGCTACGCCCATATGAGCGAAATCCACGTCAAAACAGGGGATTATGTCACGCAGGGCACCATCATCGGAAAAAGTGGCAATACAGGCGATGTCCGCTCTGCCGGCGTTACGAACATGGGCACCTATGACGATCCCAATTCCCCCCGCTCGAAAGGAAGAGGTGCTCATCTGCACTTTGAGGTCTGGAATGGACAAGCCGTCATCGATCCGTTTCCTTATATGAATGGCTCGAAGCATCTGTTCGCTGCCTCTTCCAATAGCGGCGCAGGAGTCACAACCGATGCCACCTATGTTGGAACGCCGGGAGCAATTCTTTTTGACGAACGCTTTACCAATAATACGTGGCACACAAAATCTGTCTATAAAGTAGATGAGCTGACCAAAAAGCTATCCATGATCGCCAGAAGCTCGACGGAGCATAGCAACCTCACCTTTACCTTTGATCCCAAAGGGTACAAGACCGTCTTCCCATCCCCTACCGTTACAACAGGCATGAATCTCAAGCTAACCTCCGTTCACCCCGGCATTTTTAGCATGGGGTTCTCCACCAACTTCGGTGAAGGTGCCGGCGAGCTGCGCGTTTTTTTCAATGGAAAAATGCAAATCAAGGTCAACAAATTCTCCGGGACAGAAAACGTAGAGATTCGTGATATCCCCTTTCCCAATGGCGAAATGGAAATCCGTATCGAGCTGTTTTGGAATGGAAAACAAGTCAATCGTTTTTCCCTCCAATACATTCAGATCAAGGAATTGCAAGGGCGACCTGACCTGTACGGGAACAAAGACAAAGTCGATCCGACTGTACAGCAGGAGTTTTTTGAGGAACGGGAAATTACGAGCACCTTCATGCCTGGTCAGCCGCGAAAAGTATCGCTCCAGGTCGGGAAGTTCGTCTATATGGACACCCTTACTCTGGACAATATTAACCACATCGAAATGGATGACCAGTTTGAAATGGATTCATGTGAGGCACGGATCACGATTTCAAACCCGGGCGGCTACTACAGCCCCGACTATAATCCGTTTTACTTTCCCGAAACCTACAAGGAAACCCCTTGGTCTTATTTTGTGAATGGATTCCATGTCGGTGTCCTCTCTGAAAATACTCCCGTTCGGATCTACATGGGCTATGGTCTGAATTTGATGCGAGTCTTTACAGGCCTGATCGACAAGCTCGATTTAAATGGCGAGGAATCGACCATGACCATTTACTGCCGCGATATGTATAAGAAGATTTTGAACAAGGTCATTACCGAGGACAAGCAATATCCCCCAGATGTCGGACATTCTGCTACACATGATACCAACGTTTTTTCCTCGATGTCTCGTCGGGACAAAATCATCTCGATGGCCAAAAAGCAGGCCAAGCAGCAGGGCCCAGAGCTCGACTATAAGTTTCTGCTTGCCATTGCCGAGCATGAGACGAAAATGGGGACGCTGGGGAAAGGTCTGCCCCCAGGGGACTTCATTCTCGGGTATGGATGCTTTACCGGTGAAAAATGCGACCCGCAATACCAAGGGATCGAGCGTCAGCTCTATCGCGGAGCCGTTCGCTATCGGGAAGCCATGGCGAGCAAAGGGTGGCGTTTCCAATCTGTCGACGATGTCAAATTTTTTTGGCAAGGAGGAGACAAGGGAGCCTATCAATGGGCTGGCGATACGAATTGGCCTAACAGCGTGTGGCAAATCTATCAAAAATTCCGTTCCAGCACGGAGTTTGATTCGATTCCAGAGTGGGAGGGTACCGCACCTGTTCCGACAGAGCCTGCTGCGAAAGCGGCCTATCTCAAATCCGCTATCGTCCAGGACTTGATCGCCCATGCAGGAATGTATGGCTGGCGCAGCAATCCGCAAGACATTTACTACCCCTATGCCATTGTACAAGAGACTAGCTATACCCACGCGACGCAGGCAACAGGCAAGGTTTTCAAGGCTGTGCCTGATAAAGAGGGCGAATTCTTGGAAGTAGATGCCGAATCCATTTTGACCCCAAAAGGTTGGAAAAATCCTTTTATCGAGCCGCCCGGCCGCAAATTCGAATCGTATCAATACAAAGTGGGAGAAGCCATCGCGGAAATCATGAAGGATACAGATTTCCGTTCCTATTGTGACCGTTATGGTACGTATCGCTTGGAAGAGATTGATATGAATCGGCCGATTGTGGCTACGTATACGGAGCACGATAATTTGATCACGATTCATAAGACGATCGATTTTTCCCGTGGCAGAAGCCATCTTGTCATTTTGGATGAAGAAAATAAGGCTGGTCATTTCGTAGACACGGAGATTTTGATGGAGCTGAAAGGCGAGGTCCGCACAGGCGTGAGGCACGTTCCTTTTGCGAAGACAGATGAGTTGAAGCGACTGGCCGCGCGACGATCATTTTTTGATATAAAACGCTTGTGCCGTACGCTGCAAATCTCCATCCCCGGCAACCCTACCCTAGATGTCCTCGATCGCATTTACATTATCGACTCCAATACAACCACTCGCGAAGCGTATACCATCAAAGGAATCCGCACGATGTTTGATGCGGAGAACGGCTATATGCAAATCCTTGATTTATTTTGGAGCAACAACGAGGGGGCGATTGTGTAATGGCCGGGATTGCCAATGATTATTTGATTTACCCCATCCTCGATCTGATCCGTGATGAAGTGCACCGTACCACGACCGTCACAGCAGACCCGTTCTCAGAAGAACCCTCTGTACGTCTGATCCGGGAGCATCCTCTCGACCCGGAAAAGGTCACGGGTGCCAAGCTATTCTACGAGTCTGGCTACATGCTGGATATTTCCCTCACGTTTGGCTCTACAGACACTACCACCTTCCCGCTTGAAGTCGATCAGCTCCATCCAGACTGGGAGTATTATTCTCTCTGGCGTTTGACCTCGGTTACCGCTGTGGGATACGCACCTGACGGAAAAACGGTAGGATCTTACCTGATCCGTCTACTCTATGATACGAGGGGCCTCTTAACTGGCACCGATGTCCTTCGTATAGAGAAAGAGAGGTGAGTACAAGTGGGCTTCTCCGTTGTTTATTCGGGCGGGGGCGTGATCGACAAGGTACGAGAGCTCCCCTACCCGCACTTTTCCAAATTTACCGAGCCCTTCATTCGCGGACGCATGCTTGATGTGACCGCGTCCAAGCAAGTCTTTTCCGATACCTATGCCCTTCCCTATCCGACAGAATTTTTATCCGTAGCTTTTGCTACCAATAATTACTGCGTCGGCGATTACTGGGAGCTGAGTCTGGACGGCGTGAAGGTCTGTGAAACGATCTATACCAAAGAGCTCCCGGAGTCCGTCTCGATGGGAAACAGCTTTGGGATCGTTTATCCACTAAAGCCAAATGCGCAGGTCCGCTTTGACTTCCACAACATTTCAGGTACGGAAAAGAAAGTTTGGTACAATGTGAAATTTTTACGCAAGAAACTGTAAAGGAGGCGTATGGATGCCTAGTAAACAAGTAGCTTGGATCGAGGGCGAGGTCACAGCCGATTTGCTCATCAACAAGCTGGCTGATGAAATCGTCAATGCCAAAATCCCGGATACGAAGAACCGCTGGGAAAAGGTGTTTGAGGTTAATGAAGATAAGTGGGTTACGTATACAAAGACGACTGTTGCGAATACGCAAGGGACGTACAAGCATACGGATGGGAAGAGTTATCCGGTTTATGTTTTGCCGGATTTGAGGGAATTAAGAGCCTCGTACGCTGATATTCCGCTCGTTGATGAAGATGGTTATGTCTATGAAACTCTCGGCACTAGCAACACGAAATCAGGTAAAAAAATTCAGGTAAAGGAATTTGTCTACAAAGATACTGAAGGTAATGACATTCCCCTTTCTGTGCCAGGGCTACTGGTGGTTAATATCGATGATGCTGATCCTTCAAACACCGTCGGAAAGAAAGCCTATGTACTGCTTCAAGGTAAATACGATCTTGATGGAGTTACTTTTACACCCGGTGTCGAATGGAACGAGTACAAGATCATTACACAAATGCCTTCCGATTGGAACGACCTACTTTCAAAAACTAAATGGACTACCTATTTTTCGGGAGGTTACACCACTTACGTTAGTGCCCAACTATACAAATTCGGAATGGTCAAATACACAGCCAACCCCGTCCATCACTACGACCGCACTGTCGTCCTAAAAACCGTTCCTGACGTACCTACAGGCCAAACGCCTAACGATTATTTCGTCATGTTCAAGCATCCCATCCAGCAATACAACTACTTGGATGTGTCCTACGGGAAAGGCTTCACAGGCAAAAATCCGTTTGGAAACTCTGCTGATACCTACCTGCTTGCCTGCGACAAGAGCACCGTCATCCCCGGCAAAGTCCCGGTCGTCCTCGACCAAAAACAAGCCGAGCTTCAATACAACAAATGGAACAATCCCGATGAAACCGACAAATACACCCCGCCTCACGAAGCATGGGCACTCGATTACGATGACAAGGTCGAAATTAAAAGCCCTTCCTCCCACTTTTTCTACGGCGCTGACTCTGTCGTCTCTTGGGTACCAAACAAGAAACGTCGCCCAGACTATTGGGTCGAATACAACCTCTCCGTCAGCAATGATCGTGTAGCAATCGTAATTGAGGGCGATCCTTCGCCTGATATGGATGCTTACTACAGCAGCTTTGCTTATATCGGAAAAACTATTCCTTTTGCTGACTATGACCACAAAGGCAATTTCGGAATTACAGTCGGCATGGGTGATTTGACAAAGGAAAAATCAGGCTTCCTTCCAGCCGACATCAAACAGGACTCCAATCCTAACTACTCGGGCTGGGGACGCTATACCTCCAACGGCATGTACTCCTTCTCCATGCTGCAAACCCGAAGCTCCGTCTATTTCCAAGCGTACTACCCTGCCTTCATTACCCAGCTCCCTAAATACGATGGAGTGGGCACAATCCCTCCTGAGCTGTCCAAGATGGTACTCGAAGCAAACGGCTTCCAAAGCTCGAAATGGACGAAGAAATATCACGCGTCGCCGATCTATCTGGTGCATCAGTTCGAAGGTTATCGTGGCTACCTCGACAGTGTCGTAGCAATTGAGGATCATAATCTGATCAACAAGGACGAGCTTGTCGTAGATACAGAGGAACCAAAAGATCCGAAGGACCCCGCTGCCGGAACCTGGACAGAGGTTTACAAGTTCTTCCGAATCAATACCCCTGTCAACTTCTTCAAGTACTCCCCCAACCCTACTGATTGCACCATCGCTATCTTAAAAGAAGTATATTAAAGGAGGAATTTCACATGGCCAATTTTAAATATATTGAAAAAATCACCACTTCTAAAGAGCTCCTGGATACGATTAAATCCGAAATTGAACAACTTACCAACTATACCTTTAACCCAGCCGCCGGAGAAACACAAGAAAAATCAACCTGGACGGTCATGACCGATCTGATCAAAAAAGATACCGCTTCTGGCAAAACCTCCGAGCTTGTCCTGAAGGGCATCTCCAGCATTAACAACGTGACCAAAGAGTTTTATGTTAAATTCGTCAATCCAGGCTTCACCAACCCGAAGGAGCATAGCTCCTTGACGGTTCAAGTATTGGAAGGATACAACGCGACAGCCAAAACCTTCGCAACAGAAGGACATCCAGTCAATTTCGAATGGGCTGACGAGAAATTCGTCACGAGTGACAAACGACCGACAGATCGTACGATAGACAAACCTGTCTACCTGTACATGAACGTGATGAACAATCGCCTTTCCCTCGTTGCTGTTGGCGATCCCGCTGTTCACTTTGAAGATTATCGCAAAAGCTTCCTGTACGTGGGCGCACTGAAACCATTCAAGTACAACATGGATGATGTGGTTGGAAACATCATGCTGACGGCTGGTGCTGTCGCTGCTGAGCCTGCTGCACCAATCGCCCCACACGATTATGGTCAATACACCTCTTTTGGCAACAACACCTTGCAAATGCTGGCGACAAAATCGGGCATTCGCTTCCAAAAACACTACCCTGCCTTCATTACCCAAGCTCCACAACCTGGCAAGGCATATTCCGATAGCAAGCTCGGCGACACTGGACTTCTTCTGGAGCCTCAAGGCTTTAACGCATCTGCTTGGACACGCCGTTACCATTTGAGCCCGATTTATGTCGTGCATGGCTACGATGGATACCGCGGCAGCCTGGATGCATGCATTGCTGTTTCGAAAAACAACATTCTCCACTTGGATGAGTTGATCATTGATGTCGATCCGAGCGACACGACCAAGAAACACAAGCAGGAAGTATACCGCTATTTCGACCACAATACCGAGCAAAATTTCATGAACTACTCCGCCAACGTAAAAATGGGAGTCGCATTCCTGAAGGAAGTTCGCTACTAAAAGAAGTCCCTCGAAAACCGTATAGTTAGCATAAGGGGGAAACTAGAACACATATCTGGTCTTCCCCCTTCTTTTTGGGAGGTGAACCATTTGACCGGGATTTCTTCTCTAGCAGCCTATCAATTCAGACTTGCAGACCACCATGCTTCTATTCGCAACTATATAGGAAAAGTAACTTTCACGACTTCTCCCTCCCGTACGTATTCCTTCGTCTATATTCCCTACGGACAAAGTGCCAGCATGGTCATGCTGGATTATTTGCTCGCGAATCGAAAATGTTTTGCCTCCGCTGAGCTTCAAGATTCCTTGCAGGATATGATACGGAATGATACCAGCATGGCAAATCCTATGGATCTGGTCGTGGTATCCGATCGCTCTCTGCTTCAAGAGAGCTTGCTTCAGGACGAGATCTTGGACGCTGACCGAATTATTAAGCAGCCATTACAAGTTATTCGTCGCGTTCATTTATCGGATCGGATCAAAACAGCAGGGATGGCACAGCTCGATCCGACCAAAATGTCCGTGCGCGTCAATAAGGATGAGCTGAATATTGATTTGCCACCAACATCGGCAAGCCGTTCCATTTCTACCGAAGCTGCCGTTGGGAAAGATAAACCTAGCGCAACACGAACTGAGCGATTCGCAGGAAAAAAGATAAACGAATGGTTCACGGGAGTGCGTACTTCTACATTTGATTTATTCATCAGCACCGAAAGAAGCTTGGCTGAGCGAAAGTTTTGGGCTTCTCTCTTTGTGCAGATGGAAAGAGAATACGCAACCAGATCAATCACTCACAACCTATCTATTGAGAACAGCCTACCTCTTTCCAGCCGGGATAACAGACATGCCATGTTTACGGATTGGTCCCGTTCCATTGGCGAGCGTCATTTTGCCTTCGAGATGACCCGACACCTCGTGCAAGCCTTCCACCGGATGAAAACAAAGCCGACGAAGGTGCTTCGCGACATGGACTGGGCTTACCTCAAAGCCCGTCAGTATGACGCCTTGCTGCACTTCCTACAACGTGCAAGCAGGATTGCTACGCAAGACTTAGCTATCCATCGAGCTTCTACAGGTTTTCGAAGCATGCGTCAAGATGGTTCCCTTTTACAAAAGCACGACTGGGGCTATCGAGATTTCACGCGTCTTCTCTCCCTCGATTCCTTTTCACCAACAGCCTTCCGACCCTACCAAAAAGACTTGTTCATCACTCACTCTCGACTCCATGCTACTCGTCCCTATCACTCCTTAGGCACACTCATGACGGAATATGCAATCGGGAATCGGGACGTGGTTTCAGACCTCGCTATTTTCCTATCACAGATTACGGGAACCCGAACGATTCAAACAGATGCTTCGCTCATGACCTATCTGGAACAAAGCTCCCGCCACAATAGCCACCCCTTGTTTGTTCCCAATCCCATCAATGATTCTCTTCGTGAAAAAACCAATCCGCTCTGGATTCCTCAGCACTTCGAACTCGGAAAAAAAGAGCTTTCTCGCCCCACTTCGATTATCAGGGATGATGTTCGCGCAAATCGCCAGCTCATGCATGCTGCTCATCTTTGGGAAAAGGAACGCCCTATCAATCTGAGTGGAGGCAAAGCACCTAAGCCATCTTTTTATCAGAATGAGGATGACATTTTCGCCAACCTGGAAAATGTACGCCCAAGTCTTCTACAAGAATGGCTCGCTGCCCAGCTCTATTCTCGCGAAGCAACTAAGGATGGGTTGTTGGCAGAAGAGATGATCTTCGCAGCAATGTTACGCTTACTGCCCGCTCATCTTTTGGAAGACATCCTTGCTTCCAAAGAATTTCCTTCCCACCTGATGGATGACATGATTTTTGCCTCGCGCCTTACAGACGGCCAAAGCATTCTGGAAGCACTCATGGAATGGGCGCTGACCAACAAGACTTTCGATGCTTACGTAGATGAGGAATTTTTGGAGGGCGTGCGGACGCGGGTTCAGGCATTGATTGAATCTGAAGTCATTTTCAGTAAAGCGTTGCAAGACAGGGCCGGCATTCTTTCCTTTGAGACATGGGAGTCCACCCGTCCGAACGAGGTTCTCTCGCATCTGGAGGAAGACGGGGTTGCAGGAAAACGGGAAGCTTTGCTCCCTTCCACGGTTGATGAGGTCGAAATCACCAGCCAAATGGAGGCAGCCCCTGCAACCATTGCAGAAGCACTCGTTGGCGAAGATATGTTCCGTCCAGCCGAGCTGCAAATCGAGCATCCTTTTAGTTACATGGAACCCGATCCGTCCTTTTTGTTCGACGAGCATACAGCTCGTAAATCCGCTCACGCCAGCGATCTTGACGAGTTGCCGGTCACCGCACTGCTTCGCAGCAGAATCACGGAATTGTGCAGCGGCTATCTCTTCGCTACCTCCCCACATGAACGAGCCAGTTACCTCCTCGATTTGTACGATGTGGCAGAAAAAAGCGCACGTGATGGAGAACTGCAAGATGATGAATGGCGAAAGTATGCCAAGCTCGCGCTGGAACAAACGGTATTGCATGAGCAACTGATTGCCTATCAGCCGGAAGCAGCAGCTCATTTGATCGAATCCATCCTCAGCTACAAGCAACCGGATCAAGCTGTTATCAACACGGATTGGATAGCGAACAACCAAGAACGCGCTACCTCTCTTCTCACCCAAGTCATGGGTAAAAAAGAACTCGCAGATGCCGTCATTCTGGAATACTTGGCTGGCCAATTGGATCGCGGAAAAGGTTATATCGAGCAACCATTACTTTCTGTTCGCGACTACAAGAAGGCGTGGGCAGATCGTATAGAAGAAATAGGACAAGGTTTGGTCTACGACTACTCGGATGATGTACTCGAAGCAGAACATGATCCCGAGCATTGGTCAGGTGGTTTTTCTGTTCCAGAAGTATACGATCCCCACGATCCATTCAATGCGTACTATCCTTGGACGACAGATATGAATGCGCTCGCGATGGGGCAAGACAACTGGACTCGTTTTGGTTCTGGCACATGGGAGCATAATCGCGACCAAGGCACATTTACCCATCCAAAAGGCTCCAGTGGCATGAGTGGTTACATCCGAAACGACTTTACCTATACAGACTATCAGTTTGAGGTCGATTTCAAAGTCGATGAGCCCGCAGATGGTGACAGCGCTGGCATCGTGTTCAAATATCACAATGCTCAGAACTACTGGATGTTTGTCGTCAGTGACGGAAGCGCCAGCGGTATGCCGCGACCCATGCAGCTTTTTAAGGTAGAGAATGGTAGATCAATCATGTACTCTACCCCGATGAACCCGTTTGCCTGGGAAAAAGAGAAATGGTATACGCTGCGTGTTTTGGTTACGGGCAACCGCATCCGCCTCTGGGTAGATCATAACCTGCAATACGATTTTACGGATTAGAGGTGATCATTTTGGGTCATACGTTTGGCATTTTTTCTAAATCAGTGGGCAACGTCACATTCGGAAAAATGCGCTCCTCATTGGTAGAGGGCGCATTCCACCCGAATCATCCGGACAACCCGGACAGCCCCAATCGGCCTCGTGCAGAGGATCGCTACGCTGGGTATCAAAATCCGCTCTTAGGCGATCCTGGCAAAGGTCAGATTGGTCGTTGGCAGACGGTCAATCTCGACTCTCTCGAAAGCATGATCGACCAGATGATTGAGCAATTTGTCCGAGACAAAAATTGGTACGCCAAGGTTCGTTGCCGCGAAGCGCTTTGGAACATGTACCGTCGCCTGGAATGGTGGGTCAACCAGCAAATCGATCCGCAAAAAAACGACTACCAGCGCGCCCTGCTCATGGTACGAGATTGCATTTACAAAATCCTGAAAAACGCCGAGCAGCCGGATGGAACCCATCAAGATGTTTCGCTGCCAGTCTGCCCGGCTCCTTACTATCATCATTTCAGCGGCTACTATCTCAATCATTACGATGCCATCGATAAAGAAGTCCCGACCTTCGATATGCGGACCCTCCCGCTGTCGGACAAGTTTCACGGCTTGTTCCGCTACGTCTCCTCGACGGAGGATCAGGAATGGAAGATAGTTCACTCCATCGGCTCCAATGAGATGGCGGGGAACGAAAATATCATGAAGCTGGATGTGACCACACTCAAGCATGGCAACTCCAGTAAAGTGACTTTTCAATGGCGCTTTAAAAAGCAAGGCTTCATTCGTTTCAAGTACATGGCCAGCACCGCTCCTGGGGATGGGCTGCTGTTTTTTATTAACAATAATCAGGTTGGCGGGGAATGGAATCAAAACAGCAGTTGGCAGGAAGCAAAGTTTAACGTCAAGCCGGGGCAGACGTATAAGTTTGATTGGTTTGTGCGTCGGATGAGTGATCGGCGGTTTGGGGAAAATGCGGTTTATGTTAAAGATGTGGAGTGTGTTGAGGTGGTGCAGAGCTTGGATGAGCAGACGCCGCCGGATGTGGATACGTTGGGGGATGCGGCTTATAACATTCCAGGGTGGGAATGGATTACGTTTTCAGATAAGAGCATCATCACCACTTATTTTTCAGGAGTAAACGACACACTTTCAAGGAAAGTTCAGAGAGTACTTGATGCGGAGTGCGCTGGAGATTTCAGTTTTCAATATGAAATGGGAGTGGATAACCCGCCCTATACGAATGAATCTGCTCTATTTTTCGATGAAAGATTTGCTTCCCGTACCCAAATCGGCGAAGGAGTACGAGGAAGTACCGCGGTCTCACAACATGGATGGCAGTGGTCATTAGATGGACGTTCCTCCTCCACTCAAGAAGATTCAGCTATCATTTCCTATGATATTGAAATTGGTGACAACTGTACCGTTGATTTAACAGGAGATGTCCAACTGATTTGTCCACCACTAGAGATTGATCACTATGAGGAACGAACCACCAATGTTTCTGATCCTTTAAACTTCTCCTTCACCGGGGTGAGTCACTGGGAATGGAAGTCGATTCCCGGACTTGGCAGCGGAATTTATATGCAGGACCCTATTGTTTCTGGAAATGGAGATGCCACCTATACTTTTGATCTGGAGGCTGATGGGTGGATTGAGTTTAGCTTTACCACAGGTTTACGTGATACAGAAAGACTCCTCGTCATTATCAATGACGTACAACAACTAGAAGCAACGGGAGATGAATGGGAGAAAAATGTACAGCTCCCATTAGTAAAAGGCCGCAATACCGTTATTTTTCGAATTCAAGATGACCTGACAGAAGAACCCCTGGAAGAAACTTATCCTGGTGAATTCTCTTATCGCTCGTCAAGCGGCAAACATAAAACACCAATGGGCAGCTATATTGATGTAGACCGGGAATGGAAAACAGACAGAAACTCGAGTTATACAAAAGAAGATCGTGCAGAAAATGTTTACGACATCTTCCTGAACCCTGGTTCCTCCTTTGACTTTTCGGAAGAACTGGAGCTGAAAAGTCTCGTTGATGAATCAGAGGAAGATGAATATGAAGTAATTTTCTCTGAGGATTTCAATGATCGCGATAATTATGCACGTGAAATTCGTGTCGATGACAATTGGGAATGGGAAGATATCGTTACTCGTTATCATGGAGAAGGTCACGGAGGAGACGGTGTACTCAAGGTTGAGAATAAAGACGGTACCAAGAACCGCCTTTATGTCGAGAATATAGATTTGGATGAACCGGGGTTCGTAAAGTTCGAATATGGCGGTTCCTTTTCAGACTACGAGTATCTCAGTCTATATAGTAACAATCGGTTAATTTGGTCTGAAAACAAAAGCACAAGTGATCCTCTTGGTCATACGGTAGTAGTTCCACTTAGCCGAGGAAAGCAAACGTTAAAGTGGGTATTTGAAGATTGCGATGAAGTTGAGGTTGAGGACCCCGATTCCGATTATGAGCCGCCGACGAAGCCAGATCCTTCTACAGGTGGCGAGCAGTGCTATCCGGCTGGAACAGAGACTTATCTGGCTGAATACGGTGTTAACTATGACCCTCAGCCAGTTCGTGAATCCAAAAGAAAGTTTAGAGTTGCCTGGAACACCAATGCTCATAGACCCATTAAGATTTACTATGATGGTTCAGTACCCATTGCTCAAGGTACCGAAAAAGATGGTTTTACAATCAGACGGCATATTAATAACTCCCCCATTACAATAGCCAAATATTCAGAGCGATTAAAAATCTATGCTGGTAAAGGCTATGATGTTCCAAATGCATTCGATGTCCCTGTCAAATGGGTTTTCCGCTCTCATCCTGACGCTGCTAAAAAGACACCGATACACTTTGATAATACGTATGTGATCACGTCTGAACAGGTTGCAAATAAAAATAATTCTTCCACCTATTGGTACGCCATCTTTGACAGTGTAGGTAATGAAAATATAGAAGTTGAGTTTGACTATCAATACTATTGCTACGAATTAAATAGTCAACAAGGTAATAATAATGGGCGACAAGTCTCTACGCGAAGATTATATGGTCAAGCAGTCGCGACAGGATACGATCCCAAAACAAATTCTCATATTTTTCCTCGTAAAAGTATTGGTTGGAGTACCCCAACAATCACAACTACAGGAAATAAGAGGATGAATGTAGGAAACACGCAGAATCCCTATAAAATAAAAGATTGGAGCGGCGCTAAACACCATGGCCCCAAAAAATTTTATTGTAATAAGCCAGGTACCTATTGCATTGTCTTTGACGTCCGACGAACTTTTTTTAAAGACTCAACGTTTGGAAAAGATAGTATCCCCTATTACATCGCTATTCGCAATCTCAAATTAACATCCAATAAACACCGTAAATTCAGCAACAACTATGACGACACTAAAGTAGAAGTTACTGTAACGGATATAACTAATCGAACAATTATTGATTCCTACCCCTTATCAGCAGGTCCTACAGGTCAGGCTGAACATTTCATAGAGTACGATGTCCCTCTAGGTAAACACTATCGTTTTGATTACAAGCTTTTAAAGGGAATAAGCCAGAGGGGAGGATTAGATGACAACGGAGGTGTCTTTACTCTAAGTCAAGGAAAAGCTGTAGAAAAGTGGTCTAAATATTGTACCGATAAACTAGGCTCCACTTATCCAAGAGACCAATCTCCATATGAACCCAATCTCCCCCCTCCAACTCAAGTAATCATACCTGACGACTCCTGGTGTTGGATCGATACAATCGAGATCAGGCAAAGTAAAAAATCAAAACCATGCCGTGATGCCTATGTCCGCGTAAGAGTTCACGACGAAGACAACGGAACCATCCTATCCGAAGAGAAATACTCTGATTTTGATGATATACAAACAATTAAGGCTGCCATTACCAATGATTCTGACGAAGGGAAAAATTATTCTATCCGAATCAAGTTCTATACGGATTGCGATGCCGAAGCGAGATTAAGTAATGGAGAATATACCTTCCACGACAAACTCCCCCTCCCTAAATCATCGGTTTTTGTCTACAATTTCAAAACAACAGCCAACGTCCCAATATGGATGGGCGGATGCAACGGCAGCAATATTCAGGTAAACATCTATGATCAAACAGGCAACAAACTTCAAAACACTACCGTGAATCTCTCCGGAAACTACGACTTTACCCTCGAAAACCTATCCAAACCTAACGTTACCAAAGTACGCGTTGAAATTACTACAGAACAAAAAGGCGAAATAAGCGAGTGGACTGGTAAAAGTTATTTGACTACGTTCAAGCTACGAAATTTCAAGGCATCGGAAAATTGGACAATTGTCCCCTCTCCTTTTAATAGCCAATTGGACTTTTTCATTGATGGCGTTCTTCGAGGCAGCTATACAAATGCTGGTGGAGCTCCAGTGTTTCAAGTAGATAGAGGAAGACATACTTTCACCTGGGTATTTACAGCAAAAGGTACAACTGAGGTCTGGGATTACTGCAATATCGACTACATCAAACTAACCAACTGGATCTGCGACAAGGTCCTCGTCACCCCCTACTGCGATCCCGGCAGCGGAGACAAATGCGTCGAAGCATTGATCAAATGCTTGCTGGCGATCTGGAAACAACGCCCTGAGGCATGTGTGATTGGCAAACGAATATGGCTATTTACGTAAGGAGGTACTTCTATGAGTGTAGTTTCTCGGCGTAAATCGGGGTTTCTCTTCGAGGATTCTTTCGATTCTCTTACCCTCGATTCCAAGTGGAACATGACACCGAATGATTCTTCAAGGTGGTCGTTAACAGACGCACCAGGCTCTCTCCGTTTAAAAGGCGGAGCTGAGCCACTTCAACTCTTTTTAGACACACTTACCCCCATGAAGCAATTCGTCCTCGATATGAAAAATTCATACAATCCGAAAGCTTCCGGAAGCACAGGCGGATTGACTGTCTTCATAAACCACAATGACTTTTTCCACGTCGAAGAATATTACGATGCAACGCAAGGCACTGCGAAAACCTTCCCCTGGCTCCGGCTAGTACGCGACTACAATACCTACACCGCGTATTGGTCCGAGGACGGCGTCATCTGGCACATCATCGGTTCGGAGGAATTCAATCGCCTTGCTCCCAAAATCGGTATGTTTCTCAACAGCAGCGCTACAGACGACTATCTGGACATGGAACACGTCCGCGTTTTCTCCCTCCCCACTCTCACTGTTTCAAACCTCTCCCCCGGCACCCGCGTGGAACTGCTCGATTCCACAGGAGCCGCTGTCGACTCCAAAACGTGTCGGACAAGCCAAACCTCCATTCAATTTGATATGACTCAGCGTCCTATCCCTTTCACTGGCTCTCTTCGTTTTGCGGAAGCAGACGGCAAAACAACGATTAGCTCTAGCGACCAGATGAAAATGTGGGGCGGAGACGAATACGACTTTTCCCCCTCTCCCACCCTCTTTTTTATCGATGGCGAAGGAAATGAGGTCCACCTGCAAGACAACACGGAGGAGTTTCTCGGTCATATGCTCCAAGGCCAGTATAGGGAAGTGAAAATGATCGCCCGCAATACAATGCATCATGGAACCTTTACAGGTATCCAAGGTGTTCTCACCTCCTATGCAGGTACCGATCAGTACAAGCGGCTTGTAGATGTCGCCGTAGACCAAAACGGAGTGCCCGGCACGTGGGGCGATTCTTTCACCCTGCCAGATACTGCCGCAGGAAAAGAACAAGTTTTCTGGACGCGGATTTCCCGAGAAACAGATCCAGCACTCATAGATAAAACCACGCATGTCCATTTCGGGCTCAATTTGTCCGCCGTTTATACCAAATAAATCGAAAAGGAGCTGAACGTATGTCGGTCAGAATCACCCGAACAGGTACTGAAGTCGTCAAGGATCATAATGAGTTGGCCAATAAGGGAAAACGTACCCACGCTGAAATCGACTCCTACCTTCTGGAGCTGGATGACGCTAGAGAGGATAAACCGAGCTTAAAGGATAGATTCCGTGAGCTAAAAAACAAAGATGATGAACAGGATCGTCAGCTTGATGCTTTGAAAGGTGCTGTTTCTACCTTTCAAACGGGGCTGAATACGTTATCGTCAGCGGTCAGTGCGGCAGAAGCAAAAAACCAGACGCAAGATCTTCGTCTTTCGCAAGTCGAACAAAAAAACGCACAGCAAGACCAAGCCATTTTGAAGCTGCAAAGTGATGTCTCCTCTAACCCGAACGCCGAGGTCGTCGCTGCACGTCGGGATCGGGATGGCAGGACGTTTCCCAGTCTGAAAGCTCGGTTGGATGACATGCAGGGAAAGATTGGTGCTGGGGGTGGCGGGGGAAATGATGGCGGGGGAACAACTACCACGAAGCCGTTAGTTGACGTCGTTGCTGCGACTAATATTTTGCGCAATGCTTATCGGACTTTGGAAAGTGCAGGGCAGGGAGCTACGGTTAGGCATAATATGTATGCTGATGCATTTGTAAATACATCAGGAATAGATCTATTTAAGTCTGAATCCTTTCAAATTGCGAATGGAAGATTCGGCAAAACTACTGGCGAAGTTTACAAATGGGATGATTTGGGTGTACAAACAGCTTCTTCTACCGGGGATTTCAGCAATAGAAATACTGCCTATAGAACGTTTAAAGCCAATAACATTTCTCCTGTCTATTCGGTTGAAAAAATTGCAGACGATAATTCTGCTGTCACGCCAGGTGGATTCTCTGATTATTGGCTTCAAGACGGTACAAGTGCGGACCTCTATATGAAATGGAAGACACCTGTTTTGGTATCCAAAATTATTCTTTGGATGAACGGAAGTTATGGTAAGGATCACAACTATTGTGATCATCAATTTTTTGTCAAAGATCCTTCTTCCAATCAATGGGTAGAAGTTACTTCAAGAGTAAATCTCAATTCTCCAAGGGACATGGGTATAAACGGAGATGGTTCTTGGCACTATCCTATCGTCCTTGACTATCCCATTAATGAACTTAAAGTTACCGTATGGAGTAAAATCCATTATCAAAATATGACGGTTACTGAAATACAAATTCTCTATGTTTCTGAAAATAATCCTGTCATGGTTTCAAACCCGATTCCATTAGCAAAGGCCCCTTCTCACCTTTTACTAGATGCTGAGTATGAGGGGAGTATCAGCATTGATTTGTCATTAGATGGAGGAACAACTTTCACAAAAGACGTTCCTTTGAATCAGTTAGTTGACTTACGCAGCTTTCTACCAGGTACTTCTCTCGTCATTCGAGCCAACCTTAGTGAAACAGCAGTACTAAATAGCATTGGCTGCATTTGGTATGACGAAGACACTCTCCCCACTTATACAGATACGGTAGGCAGTAGTTCAGGCGGTAACGTACCTGGTAACGGTAATTCAATGATCCAGATAGAGAAATATGGCGTTATCGCATCTCCTGTTTCTCCTTTAGAAGTAAATATCACCATCCCCTACACTTCTGATTATAAATTACCCCCTATTGAGGTTTTGAAATTTGCCCCCGGTAAACAAAATTATACTTTCGAAATTGCAGCCTTTTCTAGTAACGAGGCCCCTAACTTTGACCATGACAATTATTTGGAGCTGGATGGAAAATTCCGGCTTAAAACAGACTATTCGTTTGAATTGACAGAGGACACTGTGCTTCCGTCTGGTCATAGTGTGTACTCTTTTACTCTCAATGTTAACCAATACTCGAGTATTGAGAAAATTGGGGTGACTTAAATATCTCCTAAGTACCTTCTTTTAAAAGAAACGCGACATCATGATGGAAATACTACTGCAGCATTTAGAAATCGGATTCGTAGAGGCTCTGCTAACAGTGTAACAATCAGATTCGCTTTAGACCTGTACTGAATATAGAGAGGAATGATGAGGAATGCCAACGCCCGCTACAACAGGACAACTACGGACTAAAATCGCAGCTATGGAGATTGGCGATTATCTAAAGGTTAACTGGATTGGGCCTGCCACTTATGAAATAGGCGATGGAGGAAAGCCAGAATGCCCTGTTTCTGGCATCTTCTACAATACTGATCCCTCTAAGCCAGCTAGCCACCTAAATTACTTTTTTTATTTTATTAAAATTGATAAGGGATTACTGGTTTGTGACCGTGTTTGGTATCATACAGTTTCCTGGGATACTTTAAATAGTGGCAAGCAAGTTCAAGGGCTTGCAGCAAAAGTAGATGATATAAATGGATGGGTCCGCTGTCTAACGGGCGGAGTAGCTTATACAGATGAAAACGGACGTCTTTCCCTAACTGACAAAAATAAAGGCGCATGGCCTCTCAATAATGAGTGGGATAAGTACATTGTGAATTTCCCAGTGGATATGATCCAACCAGGAAAAACACTAGATGATGTTTTTCATTGGAAGGGAGTATGGTCAATAACTCAAGATACGCCAGCTAATGGTCTTCAAGATGCTAGTGGAAGTGTACAAGCAAACTTACCTTACAACCGCATACTAAGAGGCGGAGGGTTTAATGAAGCTACTCCTGCCAATGACATAGGCTACACTACTTCGGCAAACAAGCTTTCCACAATCGGTTTCCGGCCAGTATTTGAATACAAGGAGGTATAGCAGATGGCAACAGTAGGAGAACGTTTATTAACTCCAGAAGAAGGTTGGGTAAGGTATGACCATACTTCTTCCTTTATTAAATACACGGGGACATGGCAAACAGAAACTGGATCATGGAACTATGGTGGAACATCTACCTATACCTCAACAGGTGGTGCTACCATTTCTTTTAATTTCAGTGGGACCCAGCTGCGTATCATTGGGGGTATGTTTACTGATCGTGCAAGAGCAACAGAAGTATATATTGACGGTGTTCTTAGAGGAACAATAAATGAGCATACGACAGGTTCTCCCGTTGCTCCAGCACTTGTCTTTAATCTTGAGGGGCTGGAAAACGGAGTCCATACCGTTCAAATAAAAACTGTGGGAACGAAATTTTTTCTATTTGATGCTATTGAAGTTAATACGCAAGGATTTCTTGTTGGGCAATTGGAGTCACCCCAGAAAGGTTGGAAAAGATACGAAAATTCTATTACCCAATTTCATTTTCATGGGAATTGGAAGACAGAAACAAATACGGTGCACAGCGGGGGAAGTGCTATAACTACCTCTACGATAGGGGATAAGGTTACTTTTAAATTTAACGGTACAAAAATTAGACTGATATCAGACAGAAATACAAATAGAGAACGAAATTCTACGAAAATCACTATAGATGGCATAACCGAAACTGTTGATATGTATGGTAGTCCTATTGGAAAATACCTATCCTATGAAAAATCAGGTCTGGAAAATACCATCCACACTGTTGAAATTGAACACATAAAAACAGGAGGGTTCACGACTCTAGATGCTATTGATATAGATGACACGGGCACACTGATTGCGAGTATTGGACAACGCCTGCCTGAACCAGAACTTGGGTGGAAAAGATACGAACAAGATAATCAGGCCTTATCTTATTCCGGTATATGGGTTACGCAAACAAACGATACAACATCGGGTGGAAGTGCGATCTATGCAGAGAGAACTGGCAAAAATAAAGTCAGATTTGATTTCTACGGTACTAGGTTAAGAATTTTGGGTATGGCTAACAGTGGATACCATCCTGATTTAAAAATAGTGATTAATGGAGTGCAAGACAGTTACAGCGCCGCCATTGGAAGTCAAAACCAAGGATCCATACTTCAGTACGAGAAATTAGGACTTGAACTTAAAAGGCACTCTGTTGAAATTTCTTCTACTGTTGAAGGTTACTGGTGGTATATTGATGCAATTGACATCGATACAAATGGTCGCTTACTTCATCCTGACGAGGTTACTAAAGTAAATGACCTTGAGGTAGGAAAACGCATTCGTTTCCATTACTCTGCTTCATCCGGGACTGTAGGGAAATTCTCTGATTTAGGTATGGAAACAAGTAAATTTATCCCTGCATCTTCATCTGCAAGTTCAAATGGCGATGGTTACTTTATAATGGTCGACACTGATCACCAGGGGAAAAAAGTTCTTCTTGCGGATAGAAATATTCAAAATAATATTAGCTGGGATGTCTTGAATACCGCTGGTGTCGCTAGCGGGAGCGGGCTACCATTAGAAATACTTGAGGACCTGGTTCCGACCATGACTGGACAAACTACTGATGGGGTTACTATAACTGCAAGTGCGTATTCTGCCAATGATATGCCTTGGAAAGCTTTTGACAACAATGTATTAGGCCAAGAAAGAAGTATCTGGTACGTGAATGGAACAGAAGCTCCGGTTGGAGGTCATTGGATTAAGGTAGACTTTGGTAGTCAAAAGAAAATCAATTATCTCTCATTGATTGGGATGAAAATATCGACAGGCTACCTCAATAATTCCATCAAAGATTGGCAACTATTTGGTTCAAATGATGACACCACCTACGAATCGGTAACATCTGGGACTGTACCCAATATTGAAGACGCTAAGTTTGTCTACGAGTTTATCAATAATAAATCGTATCGGTATTACAGAATCAATGTTTTAACTAGTTACAACAATTATAGTACTACGCAAATTGCAATTGTCGAGGCAGAACTAGCCGAAAGAAAACACGACAGCGCCTTCACCTTTCGTCTCCCGACTGGTGGTGTAAATTCCACAGATAAAGACAACGAATGGGATAAATACATGACCGATGATCGCATCTGGAATAACTTGAATCATGGTTCATGGACCAGTACTACTGATGAATCCAATTCAAAAGCCCGCGTAATTCGAGGTTATAACGGTCTCACAAACTGGACCTCTGGTTCAACTGATCTGACAATCCCAGCTAGAGGCTTCCGTCCAGTTCTGACGATTGAGCCTATCAACAATAATCGATTCCTCATACTAGACGGCACAGACATGAAAACGTACACTTCTTCCGGCTGGGAAACCGTTGGTACTACTCCTCCCACAGACGATATGTTTCTAAATAAAGGCATGCTCGACCTCTCTACATGCGCCCCCTACTTGAAAGATTTAAAAGACAAATCCAACCTCAAAATCCTTGTTTCGAAACCTAAAAGAGAGCCAACAGTCGCTCATCTCACTGGAGTTCCTGTACCAAGAATCGTGAAAATGAAAAATGATACTAGCTTTCTCGGCGTAGCTAAAATCAACTCTTTAACCTTATCAGGTACAAAGAAAGGCGTTTTAAGAGTCGCAATAAGTACGGACAGTGGAGCAACATGGGAAGCAAAACAAAAGGATGGCTCTTGGACAGCAGTCGATGTTACTACCCCCATCGAATTCAAAGAAAAAGCAATGACAATAGACGAATTCAATAGCATCTTTGAATGGGACGAGAAAATTGGCCAAGCTAGAAACTTGCGATGCGCCTTCTACTTTGAACAGTCTTCATCCGCTGATGAAACAAGTCTGGACTCCCTAACCATGGATGTAGACTTACTAGATTCCTGGGACATGGCGATGCCAGGTGTAGACTACAAATATGGATATAATCGAAATACCAATCTGCGTGTCCTTTTACTCTCAGATGGAGACTACAAAATAAACGTTGGCTCTGGCGGCGGCAGCGGCTCCACGCTTACAGAAGTAGATGGAGGTACTTTTTAATGACACTACCAATTAAACTCAAACGCGGTCTAAAAGCCAATCTCCCCTCCGCTGCATCAGCGGGGGAGCCCCTTTTTACAACCGATACCCATGAACTTTTTGTCGGAACAGGTGAAAGTGTAGTACCAATCGCAGCATCTGATCCCACTCTTGCAAATCGAGTAGAAGAACTTGAAATGAACAGAAGTACCATCTCCAGCACCTACTCCGAAGAATTTGATACATTAACCTATGTCGACTCCGAAAGGACAACTGCTGGAATTGTAGGGGGAAGAGTAACTCCTACGGTTACCCCTGACTTTACCGAAGACTTCAGTACCACAAACTATTATGACGCATCGAATTCTTTGGGAGTCACCGTAGATACAACCAATCGTCTGATCAGGAATTCCGCAGGGATTAAAAACGGTATTTTTTATGCGAAGCCGATTACCATCCCTAACACAAGTAAAGTAACCATTAACGCTGTAGCCAACGAGCCTAGCGCATACGCATTCTCAGAAGCCACTCGCTTTTCTTATTCCGGAAGTGTCTTTTCGCAGCCTATGGGTTTTACAGATCGCACGAATCGTACTTGGAAGGTGGCGCTTGTCAATGGTAAGGGGATTTATGCAAAAGTAACAAATCCTGATGGCAGCCTGGCTTTTGAAAGAACCATCTTGCCATTTACAGGGAATACTCATACTCTTCCTTTTCAATCGATAGATTACGTCGTCGACTACAACAATCGTGTTTGGTTCTCCATCTCACACGCATCCTTAGACGGTGTAATTGGTAGCGTGAATAGCGACGGTACCACATTCAAGGATTGGTCTCCCATTTATCTAGGATCATTTGAGGTAGTCGCAACTTCACTAACGGTAGATAGGCAAAACAGAATTTGGGTGTTTCATTCTGTTTACGAATATACACGAATTCACGTTTTTAACAATGATGGTTCTTTAGTTAAGGATTTGGCTAATATCCTTAGTTCCGGAACTACGAGTTACTTACGTTCAACCTACGACCCTATAAGAAATCAAATTGCTGTAGCTGTAATAAATTCAAATGCATTCAAAGTAATCCTACTTGATAGTGCATTTCGCATTGTTCGAAATGTCAATATAACTGTGGGCGGGGGACATGACGGCTCACTGGACATGATGTACGACTCGGATCTCGATAGATACATCGCTATACAAACGATTTATACGAGCGCAACGACATCCTACACAGTTAAACTCTATTCTCTTCATCCTGAAACACTTGCTCAAACCACTACAGTCGCAAACATCAATGCAAATTGGGTTTCCAGACTAGTTGCTGACGGCTCAAATTACCACTTCGTTTACTCCTCGAATGCAGAGCTAAACAAATACTATCTCACTACCTTCAAGGCTTCCGATTTATCCGTCATTGATTCTTCTGTAACGGTCTCGACCTATGCTGGCAAGCATTTTCCCTTTAAAGATAGCAACGGAGTTCTTCGTTCGTTATCGTTAACTTCCAGATATGAAACAAACCAAGCCATCGACGAATACACTTTTGGAGCATCCAAAGCTACCGTTACGTTGGAGGTAACCAATAACAACGGGCTAGATTGGATAAATGCTTTACCCGGAGAAGAAGTTACATTCCAAACACCTTCCACCTCACTACTTATACGAGCCAGATTAGACTCTCCTACTACAAATCTATCCCCTGAGCTATATGGCTATCGGGTAATTACAGGCACTCTTTCAGGAGAGGTCATCCAAGAGTTTGTAAGCACCAAGCTCCCTTCCGTATCTCCCATTGCCCATGCCTCGCTTACCGCAGACCAAACCCTTCAAGAAGGATCGATAGACTGGTACCTGTCCAACGACGGCGGCGCTACTTGGGAATCAGCCGTCCTTGGACGTAAACATTCCTTTAAGAACCCGCTCTATGCAGATTTACGGGTAAAAGCAGTCATTACCTCGCCTTCTGGCTCCGTGAAATCCCCTGCCATCTCTGGTTACACCCTCACCAGTTCCAACCTATTACTTACCCCAGCCAAAACAGGGACCAATCTAACCGCTACCATGTCAGCAGACCAAACCCTATCCGCCCCGGACACCTTCACCAAAATCAATTTCAATACAACAACCGAAGACGGTCTGCAAGAATTCGATAAAAACCAGAGCCGTTTTGTGGTAAAAGCACCGGGCGACTACTTAATTATCGGATCAGCCCGCATCAAAAGCCCGACAAGCTCTCCAAACGAACTGCAACTAGAAGTCCGGATCAATGGTGAACGTCATAAAGTACTCAGCAGCATCGTTTCCTATTCGAATCATGCCTGGTGCTTAAACGGCTCAAGCATCGTTCGTCTACAGCCCGGCGACTATGTAGAGCTTTTCGGCTACTCTTTTTCTGCCAATGGCGTCATAGAAGCCCTTCCCACTTATTCCTACTTCCAAATCAAGCAGTTGTGGTAAAGACAATCTCTCAAACCACCGTGAGGATTTCCCCGAACTGTCTACTCTATATATAGACCTCACAAGAGAAAGCAGGTGAACAAACGGATGATCCAAACACTACTCAACTCCTCCACTCTCCCTTTGGTAGTATCCAGTGTGCTGACGGCAATCGTCACCTATCTGGTTGCTCGCCACAACAACAAGAAAGAGTTGATGATTACAGACAGGCAGCAAATCTCGCAGGAAAACCAGCAAATTCGCCAGGAGCTTCGTCTGGAAATGGACAAGCTTCGGGAAGAACTCCATGTTTGGCGGAACCGTTGCATGGAGCTTGAAACCATCGTGCAAGAGTGGCGAGATAAATACACGACGCTGGTAGTAGAGAGACAACAGCTAGAGTTTCGTGTAAAAGAGCTGGAGACCGAGCTCAAAACGTACATGCAGGGAAGGGTCTCCTAGTTGTAGCAGATCCAGCCGCATCTCCTTTTGTTCCTCATCAATGACCGCTTGGTTCAAGGCGTCATCCACGAAGGTGACACCTACCTTCCTCGGGGCGAAATCTCGCCTCGTGAATTAACTCCCTTCCAAATGAATAACGGCTGGATGTTTGTCGATTAGCCTTGATCACTTTTTTACCTTCCCCGAAGTACGCCCCGCTTTAAAAACAAAAGGAGGAGCAACCTTTGATTGACATTGATCAGTTCATTCACAGCCTGAGTCTGCTTACTTTTATGGCGATCTTGATCGAAGCCGTAACGGAAATTTTAAAAAATGCCTTCCCCGTACTAAAAGACCGCTCCACTTACCTCCTCTCTATCCTCATTGGCATTTCGCTCTCCCTTGCTTTTCAAGTCAACCCCTTTGGTCTTGAGGGCAGCGGCTACTACGTTTCTGCCGTGCTGGCTGGTATCCTCACCAGCCGCGGAGCGAATTACCTCAACGGCTTTGTGAAAAAGCTGAATACATCCTCGAAGCAATAGCCTCATTCTTCCTCACACAAAAGCACCTGTCCGATGCAATATTCCACGCATCAGGCAGGTGCCTTGTTCTATTGTTCTGGATCATGAAAAGTTTATTGTGCCTTTTACGGAACTAACGCTTTTCCTACTAAGTCTTCAAGTATGTAGCTCCGACTTTCGAACACCAAATAAAGTTGATTTTTCGAACGTCTCATATTTGGACATCGGGCCTTTAAGAATGAATCCAGTTTGAAATACTCTAGTACCTAATTGTTTTCTAAGTCTCTTTGAGCTAAATCAAGAGCAACAGCTATTTTTATTAGATTTATTTTACTAAGTCCTTTGCTATAATCTTGCAAGGACAGTCTTCCAACAATAGGTTTTTCACCAAGGTTATACCGATCCAACTCAATTGTGGCAATAATATCCGTATTAACAAGAATGGTATAAAGGTCTTCTCCTTGCTCAGGTATGTGCCCGATGAAATATGCGGTCCTCATTTCGGGAAATGACTTCTGCAATACAGATAAAAGTCTTTCGTTTGATTCATCTTGAAATAATGATGTATGTGACTTAATTAGGTGAACTCTAAAATCCTGTTCTGTTTTACTTCCTTTAAGTTTCAT